AGGGGCCCAGTGTTATATGCAGTATGCCACTGGGTGGCGACTGTGCGCTCGATCTTCCTGAAGTCCGAGTAGTCCGTCATATCCAACGGGTATGCCGAACACTGGACACCGCGCAAAGCAAGCTTCCCCCCGGCAAGCATGCGAGGAGAGAAGTAGCTAATAAAATTGCTCCTGAACGTAGACCAATGTTCAGTGGATCCGCCAAAGTTCAGTGGCTGATTGGCTCTGCCCATGAAGAAAGAGCCAGCGGCGCTCTCTAGGGGCTTTGCGTTCACCACTTGAACGGTCATGGAGGCGGGCACCACTGAAGCAAAGTCGCCCATCGAAGCCAAAGGACTAGTCAGCAACTCGATTCCGCCGGCAGCTCCAATCTGAGTGTTGTCGGCTCCCTTCTGTGCAATACCCACAGACGCCATCCACTTGAGCCCATCGGCACCTGCGGAATCACCAGCGGTGTTCGGCATCGCCATGGGCGTGAAGATGATTACGTTGCTGTGGTCCGAAGTAGAAACGAGAGTGTTTGTTCTAATTACCGTGTATGGACCAACTGCACGAGGAAGGCCAATTGTGCGGGGTAGTTTGGCGTCCAGGGCGCGCACCATAGCGGCAACGGTCTTCTTGAACGTTGATTCCGTCTTGACGCTCTTGGTGCCGAAATTACGGCGAGCCGTGGCAGCGACACCAGGATACAAGATGCGCGCTTTGCCGGACGCCTTGTAACCAGACCCAGCAGCCTTCTTCTTCTGAATCGCTTTCTTCGCCCTCTTCATGCGGGCATAAGACATCGAGCGGTTCGGCATCGTTGGCGAACACAAAAGTCACTCCGAATAGCCGGAGGGTCAAGAGTATGTTTGAAGTGTTTATACCGGCTAGCCGGTGTCAACGAGATTCCGTTGTTGCAAATTCTAGCCTACGTGCATAGCCCAGGTCTTTGGGACTCAAAGAAGCTCGGGCTCCACCCACTCACCCTCCGGTGGGACAACCCACCCCATATCACGAGCGATGGACTCAACGATCCACATCTGCTCGTTGTTACCGCGACACACCTTCATGAGGCTCCCAAGTTTGGGCCGTGCCTCATCGGGCGTCTTAGTAGTCCTGAGCATGTGTGCCATGGACTTTGCCAAGTTCTTAAACCTGGCATGCCAGACCCCATCGGCGTCCTTCCACAGGTCGTGGCTGGTGAAATCCAGGACCTCCCCCTTGCGCCAGTCCACTGAAACGGACGACGCGGCGCCAGAGGGGGTCTCGATCAGCTTAGCCACAGCACCAGTCTTGGCGAGCTCCGATGGTGGGATGTCCTTGTCGGCAAGAAGATCGTCACCAGCTGTCAGGGTCGCATCACAACCACAGGCAAGAGCCCCGTATCGGCGCATCTTGTTATTTCCGATGGTCGTGATGACAGCCCCGGAAGCTGTCTGTCCGTACCAGGACGAGGACAGCAACAAGGTGCCAGCCAGCATGACATGGCCCATATGGGCAAATGTGTCATACATAGTCAGCAGAGATAGATCATGCCGACCATTATGACGCCACGTCAATGCCATGGTGTGGCCAGCCATCAGCAACTGGTCGGGTGGAACTGTGCCATCCCAGCCCTTTGCGTCGCTAGCGACGACCTTGCCGGATGGGAACGTGGCCTCTATGGCCTGACCAAGCCTGGCGATACCCTCAGGATGGTGTCCAAGGCCCATGGCAAAATGGTGAGTGGCACCTGTCTGATAGCGTTCGATCTCTGCGTTGCAGAGGTGTTTGGCTGTCAGAGCCTGGGCCATGATGTCGACAGTCGACATCACCCAGATTTGCCTCCACTTCCCTTTGGAGGACTTTGCTTCCCCGTGCTCCTCGCCCTTGGGGCCAAGCACCTTGGGATCGGACAGGCCAGCCTGGAACCGCTCGAGGGGCGTCATTGTCATCATGCGTTCAGCATAACAGCATCGCAAGATGATCCTAGTCACAACGATCGAGACCAGAGGCGAGGCATGCCTCTCCCACATGGATTTCTTGTCCAGGTTCTGCCAACGGGCAGACCACCCAGACGACTTGGCCTCAAAAGAATTGCCAATGTTGTTGAGACAATCCAGATTGCCGGAGAAGGGCTTAAGGTCGAACTCGGAGTCCGCCTTCATTCTGTGGTAAACCTTCGTAAAATCAGGGTTACTGCCGATGGTGATCTCCTTGGCCTGTGCTGCCAGCGACCCCAGAATACTCTTCTGGGAGTCCGGCGGCAAAGTCCAATTGGTATTCAGGCCATACTTCGCCATCACTGCCTTCAAATCATCTGGCAGAGGCGCGGCCTCTCCCTTGCGGGAGTTGCGACCACCACTCTTGACACGCCCCCTGTACCGATACTGCGGGTTGCCCTTCGAGTCTACGATGGCATCTCCGTCCTGGTACACGACGCTGTGGTGCGTCTGCTCGGTGTACTGGATGAAGGCATGAAGAGGTTCATAGCCAATACCCTCCCTGGCCCCGCAATTGAGCAGGGACTCAGGGTTATACTTTG